ATGGATATTAAGGATAAAATCAATACCATTTTGTTATGTGACATTGCCATTCACCTAGGTATCGAAACTGATATTGATCCGCAGCTTGTTAAATATGCTGTTTCATCAGGTAATGATTGGGTTCTCAAGGCCGAATATTCATCTTTGGATGCTTGCGAACCAAGTAAAGAAGACCGTGATTTTGTTACTGCTGTATTGAGTATGTACCGCGGAATTTCCAAGGCTTTCAGGAACCTTAGTGATGACGAGAAGAAAGAATTAGTCCGAGACCATCATCTTAAAATACATGATGGGGTAATTCAGCTCCCAGGTTTCGATGGTAATAATGAATGCGATTACTTCAGTATAATTGAGGCGTATCAGAAATTTGATCGCTTCCCTGAACAGCAGCAGCCCATTGCCAATACTCATTCACGAACAGAACATCTATATAACGCAATGCTTGATGAGCTCAAGAAAATTGATGCTGTAAATCGAAACTGGGATTTATCGAAGGAAGAGCTGGCTTCCATTCTTTCAACTGCTCCGCGCAGTTTCTAAGTGCTTCAGGCGGGTTTCTACCCGCCTTATTATGACTCGCATTAAGATATGGATACTCCAAAATTAACCAGAACGGCTTTCTTTTCCTCAATACGGCGGTCAATTTCAGCTACTGCATGCGGGCGTATAGCCTCAAGAAAGGTATTATCCTGATAGGTAGACTGGATTGTCACGCCAAGCCCAGCACCACTTTCCAGTATGCCTTTCTGCCGCTGTAGTTCTTTCATCTCATTATAGATGTAATGCGCGTTACTTAGGTTCTCAACGTTCACTACTTAACTCCTTCCTGCAATTAGCCTGAACCGCCTTATCGTGCGCCAGGATATCGCGCTTGGTCTGCTGATCCAGCACGTCGATATCGTGGTCGGTCAGGTAGATGATCCGCACCCAGTTGCAGGCCGTATCAACGACTACCGGGGCGGGTAAACTTTTCGCGCAGCTCCCGATCAACATCGTCATCAGGCATATGGCTAACAGTCTGCTGTACATCACTGGCCCCTTTCGTGACTTCGGCACGGCGTTCTGCCGCGGCGACGGTGGCGGCGGCATTCTCTTCGGTGCGCTGTTGCTTGGCCTTTGATTCTGCCTTGCTGGTCCCGCGAGCATGACCAACGCCAAACGCGCCAGCGATAACCCCCAGGATGACAACCACCAGCCCCGCGATTGCTTCGATTCCCATAATCACACCAGTACCGATTTTGCTTTCAGGAAGCGGGCGCGCCGGTCATCAATGCCGTTCTGTCCGCCGTTGATAATCTGCGTGACGCGTGCAAGGTCACCGGGATAACGCAAACAGCCGCGTGAGGTATAGAACCAGGCAGCACTGCGCGCCGCATACTCATCCTGGGCCAGCAATTCAGGCTGTTTAACCAGATCAATCTTCAGAGCATTCCCGCAGTCGCGGTAATTGTTCAGGCCAGTGGTCTGGATGAGCCCGCGCCCGCGGTAAAACCAGCCGTCTGTTGGCCCGTTATTCCCCATGCGTTTGCTGTACACCAGATTGGCGATCGCTCGTTGCCTCTCCAGTGGTAACGATGGTTCACCCTGCCGGCGCCCGAGGGAATTGGCCTGATTCTGCGTTAATCTGCCGTATCGAACAAAATCAGCAAGCCCGGCGATGCTGTAGTTGAAATTCTCCACTACTCTGTTAAACCCAAGGCTCTCATGGCCGCATTGAGCAATGAACATTGCCTGATCGAGTGGAGCAGTGATGCCGAACTCTTTCATCGCAGCTGTAATATGCGGATACCAGCGCGCAGCTAACCCGGCGCTGATGCCAACCGCCTTCTGGAATTGTGATTGATTCATTAGTGCCTCAGTGTATCGACCAGACGCGCCACGTTACCCCGTGCCCATAACACGGCGGCGCAGATTAGGATGTTTGCCAGCACCACCAGCCAGTGGGATGACTCGTAAAGGCCAAACAGGAAACGAAATGGGATGCTGGCGTAAACCAGCACCATGAGATAAGCCAGGAATGATATTCCCGGCCTGTGTCGGGATCCGCCACGTTGGTAAAACATCAGAGCAAGAACAATCACAGTACAGGTGAGTGCGTTAACCAGTGCTGAAGGATCATTTACCATTTGAGCCTCCTCCCCGGAACCGGGTTAGCATATTGAACAGGCTATTCAGGTCCTGGCTGTTAAGGAACGTCAGCACTTTGATAATCAGCGACGAGATAAGCACAGCACCCAGTGCGTCAAGTGGGCGGTCGCTATAACCCGTCCAGCTTGATAGCTTTGAGCCCACTAACCCAGCGCCCAAGACACCAACGATGAAAGACGTCATAAAATATGCCACTAGCTTACCGCGTGAAATGTTTGCTGCCGTAGCTACATAGAAGACCGAACCAGCGAAAGCGCCAAACACAACGCCATAATCAATTCCGGTGGCCAGGCCAAACATACTGGCCCCCATCAGGCCGCCGGCCGCAACTGATGTTCCAGAGACAGGATCGGACATTTAGCCCCCTCTTTATTGCTGTGAGTTCCTCTCAGTTGAGGGGAATAAAATTGCCTGCTATTCCACAGGCTATATAGAAAGGCCCACCGAAGTGAGCCCCTTGTGTTTTTTACATCCAGCGATGCCAGAAAACGATCACGGCTAACCCCAGCAGGAAAAACGTCCATAACCAGCCCATAAAATCTCCTCTTAACGATAAAAGTCACTTTTGCCGCTCTGGCCCAGTTATTATCTCAGGGTTGCTGGCGAAAAATTTCCGTTAAGAGGCCGATTTGTTGTTTCAGCGATTTTTTTTTAAAAAGTAACTTTTACACTCTGTCAAAGGCACCCTAGGATGCCTTTTGCACAGTGTCAGGACTTGCTTTTGAATGGCCAGTAACGGCAGGCTGCCAGCGCAGCGAGGATAACCACCAGTGTAACCATATCCATCAGCACCCCCGCCAACTGCCAGGCTACGAACAGTAGAACGGCAAACAGCGCCCAGAAACACAGCCTGCGCAGCATGATTATTTACCGTTGGTACCGAGCACCCGGCTCAAGTTTTTCAGAAGGACGGTCGAGGCTGTTTCCAGCACCTCATCACCCGCATCGGTATTGGCGACCACCAGCGTTTTAGTGCAGGGAATTTTGACCTTTGAATCGCTCAGCCAGCCAGCCTCAGTCACTGCCTTTTTCAGCTCGTACACGGGTTTCCCGTTCGGCAGCTTGTCGTCAACATGCCAGCCGTTCATATCGATCATCATCATGCCGCTGCCTTCCTGGTTAACCGCCTCCAGAAATTTATTCGACCTGTCCGGCGCAGAGACCCAGAGGAAGGCGTCATACTCGCCAGTGGTGACTTTCGCCAGCGAGCGCACACCGCCTTTGGCGTAGGTCTCAACTTTGGCATAATCCTTTTCCAGTCCCTGCAGATATTGCCAGGATGCATACGATCCGCTGGTTGGCTCACCAACTGCGATTTTCACACCCGCCTTTAAATCCCCTTCGTCGCTGATCTTGCCGCCCTTCTTCACCGCGACAAAAACGCATTCATCAGCCAGTTCGCCGATAATGTCCACCTTCTGCGCTTCGTTGCTGTGCCGACTGCGCCAGAACTGGAAAGCATCAGCCTGGGTGAAACCGATCTGCGCGGTACCGCTGGCCACCTTGTCGAGATTGTCCAGCGAGCCTTTGCTGGGGATCACTGTCGAACTGTAACCATACTCACTCAGGGCGCTGGCGAGGTTCACGCCGTACACCGCATTGTAGGTAAGACCCTGCTGGCCGGTAGTAATGACGACTTCAGCAGCCGAAGCGGCATTACTCAGGCACAGCGAAGCGACCACGATTGCGGTCATGATTAACTTTTTCATGTGACTTCCTTTTGAGGTGAGCCTTCGCCCGGAGTGGTCGCCCTGCAGAACAGTCACACGACCATTCCAAAGGCTCACCCCGAAAAGCTCTGCAGGTTTATGCGCCGGGCGTGGCGCGGAAATAAATAAGCTGCCAAATGGCAGCCTCAGTCTTGTAAGAAATGTGAATACATACTAGTACGTAATAAATTCTGTTCCTTAAAGATAAAAACGATCTATATCAACACCTTGAGAGGTGATTAAATATTGTTCTCCTCTATCACTACCTCGATAAGGGTTACAATGGCTGACATGGATAATCCAGGTAAATTAATCTGGCACGTTTCCTGCGATGAGTCAGGAACTGGTGGACAACGATTCTATGGGTTTGGAAGCCTGTGGATGAAATACCAACGTCGTGGCGACTTCGTTCAGATGATCCGCGAGCTTCGTGAAAAACATAACTGTACCGATGAGCTGAAATGGCAAAAAGCTCATTCGAAACAAAATGCTGCATTCTATGATGATGTTATTGAAGCTTTTTTTAAACATCAGTGGCTTGCATTTCATTGCATCATTATTCAAAAAGCGCATGTAAACAAAGAATTCCATGACGGTGATTATGACTTAGCAATGCGTAAACACTTTACTGAACTACTGACAAAAAAAATCATACGAGTTATACGCAAATTCCCTCATAGAGAATGTGAATTCCGTATTGATGTTGATCCAATAGCATCCAGGTACGATAAAGCTGATGAGGCTTTCCATAAGATTGCAAACAACATAATCAAAAACGCAACAGGGAAAGAAGAAGCCATTAAGACTGTAATCACAAAGGATTCAAAGGAATCGGCTCAAATCCAAATCTGCGATTTTTTACTTGGTGCAGTCATGAGTGCGTACCAAGACAAAGCCTCAAACCCACGAAAAATTGCAGTAGCAAATAAAATCGCAAGTTATTTAGGTTGGGATGGGTTTCACTATGATACTTGGGGCACGGAGCGAAAATTTAACATTTGGTATTTTTATGACCCTACAAAGGGACCGCGTGAGCTTCAAACAAGGAAGGTAACGCTCAAGTACCCATTGCCAGAATAAAACTAGCGACCTCCCAGCCGCCACGGTTCGGGTAGACGCGCAAACACGCGGTTTACGAACTGGCGGACTTTTTCAGGGCCGCCCCTGACTTCAAAACAAAAAACCCGCTCGGAGGCGGGTTTGATAACGTTGAACATACAATGCCCATCGTTAAGATTAAATTTACACAAAAACGGCAACTTTGCAAGTATCGTGTCGCTATTTCATGCGAAATTTATCAAATTAGTCGTTTTTGTAACTCGCCGGAGTTGAGCATCAGTAAAACTCTCCTCCATAAAACATTTGGTCACCAGGCTTTCATAAAAAGGTTTCCAGCTATAACGCCAGGTACGCTCCGGCAAGCCAGGTAGCTCTGAAAGGATGCCGCGGTATGCGTTGGAGGATTTTGGCCTGCTAAACCCGCGGCCTTCACAACGCTTACATGTCTTGTAGACAGGCACTCCCTGAAGTTCGGATTCTTTGCGGTCAAGTGTCTTCCCCGTCCCGCTGCACTGGCAGCGCTTACTGATTTTCCCGGTGCCATGGCATTTCACACAAAGTACGTGATCGACTTCCTGCACCTGCCGCTTAACCTCGAAATCCGAAGGTGACTGCCTGAGGTCTTTTGCCCATTGGGGTAATCTCATTGTGTAGTGGCTTTTCTCGACCATTTTAACTTTCTTCACGAACCCCTTACCTGCGCATTTCGTACAGTCCGTAGTATCCGCAGCTGATGAGGCGTAGTCGTGATATGCGAACCTGGCGATGATCAGCATGCAAAGAGGAAATTTCTTGCCGGCGGCTTTCCTGACTGAGCGGGGAGCATTCTTCTTTGCATATTCGGCCAACCAGTGAATTGAGGCCATGCGGTCATTCTCGCTGATGCCAGCCTTACCCAGGAACATGGATAATCCGCTCCCCGCTTCGGCCTGCGTCATCCCCAGCGCAGCCATAACGTCAGTTACGGTGAGTTGTTCGCTGGCAGTTGCTCTCCCGCTATCTGAAATATGCATTCCTTTCGGGGCAAAGAATTTTGGAATTGATTCGATATTCATGCTCAGCACTCCATACACTTATTCTTTAAAAATGACGCCAATGCCAAGCGCACGATCAAGAAAACGGATTAGCAGCTCCAGCTGCGAACCATACTTCTCTTCAAATGCGATGAGGTTGGCATGTAGTTCATCGTGATGCGCTCTGCACAGCGGTATCACGAACAGGTCATGGGCTTTGGTTGCTGTTCCTCCCATACCATGCCCTATTATATGGTGTGGATCGTCAGCTGGTTGCCTACAGCAGGCACATTCCTGTGTTTTTACCCACTGGGTGTATTGAGGGCAAATCCAGCGCCGGCGCTTCGGTCGCAACATAAATGCTTCAGGGCAGTCCGGATCCACGCCCAACCGGAGAATAGGTCTCCCTGCATCCTGATCACCCGTCACCAGACCCCCTGTTATGGCATGGCTTTCCCTCTTATCCAGACGTCTTTTAAGTATGTCGGCCGCGGGTATTGCTGGGATGATGTCGCTGTCCCTGTATACCGAACGGTGCGGCTCTGGAGCTATCCGCAAGGCCTTTTCAGCCATAGCCTCCGTTATCGCATCAGAAATCCCAGACTGAACAGCCCACCAGCACAACTCTGCCAGGGATAATGTCCTTTCCCGGGTGCATCCAAGCGAAAGCAGGACCATATCGATGACCCAGTCGATAACATTACGGCTTGCTATTTCCTTGATCGCCGGATCCGGCTCATCTCGAAGCTTATTGTCGCAATGCCAGCATAATAAAACGGAGCCTGGATCTTGCCTTAAGATGACTGTTTCGATGTGGTGATATCCCTCATCATGATTCTGGCATTGTCTGACAGACAGGCTAAGCCATCGCTCCAGCCCCTCAATACCTCCCGCAGCTGTGATGACACGTGGATCGGTAAAGAAAGGAACAAGGCTGCGATCTACGGATAACGGCTGGCGAGCGTCTGGCACTTTCCCCGTCGGAAAACCGGCCATGTACTCGGGCTGTGGAGTTATTAGAACGCGCCCCTGAGCAAAGAGGCTCATCAGCTCCTTTCCCGGTTTAAAGAGTACTACGCCGAGGCGGGGCACAATCTCTGGTGTTAGTAATCCGCGCAAGATCATCCCCTAGTGCGTGACAATGCCGAGCAGTCTCAGAAGCTCGGGAAATTTTGATTCAAAAAAATGTGGCTGAGTCTCCCGGGGATTCGCAGGGCTGGTGATATTTTTCCCGTAAAGGCAGCCTTTGGCTGTTACAGACCAGAATTTTTTTACTCCGTTTAATCCGCTCCGGCTTTGCCGTTCCTTCTGATCCACGATCCCGGCACGCGCCATTAAGTGATATGCCTGGTTTGCAGTTAGCCGTATCCCATGGGTTTTAAGCAGAGCACTAAGCGAGAGTGTTGGCCGACTGGATCCATCCATGGCGCCGGCTGAAGCATCAATCGCATAAGCTGGCATTAAATCTGGAAGCCCGGCCGCCTGTTGCAATTTCTGGTAAGCACCAAGTTTGGAAGAATTGGAGAGGTTTAATGTTCGGGATGCTGACTCCAGCAAAATGACACCAGCCTGAATACGATCGGAGGTCAGCGTTGTCATAGTATTTTGCACCGCATCAAACGTTCTGATGACTTTCAGATTGAAGGCGGCGCTAATCCACATAGCATAGGCATACACCAATTCCTTGCAGGCGTATGTCCCAGGGTTGATCCCTCCTCTCACAACATCGACAGGAGCAAACGCCATATCTGGCGTTAGCTCAGCAATCAACTGAGCTGCCATCTCGGACCGAAGCCAGCGGTTAGGATTATGACGTTCTTCTCCACCAGCTGCGCGCTGAAAGTCATTTAAACAAAATCGACCTGCTGAATCCCGGCGAACGAAAATACCTTCTATCGCCAAATGAGTGTGGTTTTTGGGCGCACCATAGCCCATAACGTGGTTAGCCATATTTATCTCCATACACTTTAACGTGACGATCGGGCCTGCACGCCCGGTTCGTTTACACACCTTGAGATTAATGCCTGATTGCATAGCCTTCAACCTACCACTGAACAAACATCCAGCACTTTATTGAATGCCGTTATGGTGATCTCAACTCTCCCTCCCTTTGCATTCCCACCCCACTCGATCGTCATTCTCTTTACCTGGCTGTCATCCTCCCAGATACCGGCGTATGTAAGTGCGTCGAAAAGCGCCTTGTTGTAGTTGTCCAGATCGCGGCGGCGGTAATCAGGCGGATGCAGGACAATGACTACCTCCGCTGGTGAAGCGGAGGGTTTTGGGACTGCTTTCAGCTGTTCGATAATCGCTGCTCTTACAGCATGTTTGAATTTGCGGCCGGCTTCGCTGACCAGCAATTTACCTTTTGCAGTCCCCTTATTTGGGGACCGCCAGTAGGAGTTCACGCTGGGCGGGAAAGGAAGAATAAATTTCATTCATCCTCCAGGGAAATTTTAAGTTCGAAAGGAACTTCCCCGCCGCAATAACATAGCTGCCCCAGTTCGGACATGAGGCTCCATAGCGTCATTTTCGTAAACCCATTTTCATCCTTTGATGGTGGTTCAAACTCACCAAAAATGGAGGGGTAGCGAATACGGTTTTCTTCATGCTGACGCTCCAAAAACACAAGGGCGACATCACTAAGTTTGACTTTAACGAAGGTATTAAGATTTATGACAAGTTCTCTCTGAGGGGGAAAATTAACGATGCTTATACCGCGGGAAACCCCGCGGGTGATTTTGATCGCACCCTTCTTCTCCAGAGCTTTGAGATGACTTGCCGCAGCATTGGGGGACCGGCACCCCAACATGCCGGTCAGTTCATAGGTGGTTGGAGGGAATCCATGGACGCGCTGGTACTCAATGAGCAGGTTAAGAACTTCCTGCTGCCTGATAGTTAACTTCATCACGCGGCTCGCTCCTGTTTGTTAATGCACATTTCCGGCAGATTGGCCCTAACCAGCGCCTCAGCGAACGGGGGCGGAACGGCATTTCCGCAGCGCGCAACCTGCTTATCCTTCGCATACTTCACCCCGCGGTAATCCCGATCGATGATGTACCACTCCGGAAAGCCCTGCGCCCGGTAAAGCTCATGCGGTTGCAGCATTCTCATCCCGATATCAACGATGCGGTAAGTCACTCCGCCGATATCCACCAGCCCGGTGCTATCCTCCCCGCAATATTGCTGCAGGAACGCCAGCACCTGCTGCGCGCGCTCTTCGTCATAGTCCGCGACCGCCAGAGTCGTTTTAACCTCCCCTACGTGCTGCCCGCCGGCAGTAATAGTCGGCATCGGCTCGTCAATTGTCTGGCCATCACGGCAGGTACCGCGGAGTTTTATCAGGTGGGACGTGACCATTGCAGCATCAGCCTTTGTCGTCATGGTCTGTAGTGGCTCGCTAACGTCTCGCGGCCTGCTCTGCCCAGCACGACCGCCAACACCAACAATCTGCGCAGTAACCAGCGCGTGATGATCGACAGTGGTAACTGAATGAGCGGGTTCGCCCAGGTCAATACCGGCGCCCTGGTAGTTCCCGCCGTAGTGTTTCGCCAGAAATGCTGACACCAACTGAGATTTACCTCCCCCTCCAGCGGTAATCGTAGCGCTTGGCTCGTCTACGCGGTGGCCGACGCTGGCACCGAATTGCCGGGCGATAACTGGAGCGACGACGCAGGCTCGTGACTCTTTCAGGATGGTGTGAGCAGGTTTATCAAGCGGGCGCGGTTTCGCCTGGTATTCGCTGCCACCGTTGCCAGCGAGGAAAGGGACAAGGCCCGCCTCAACAAACCCCAGCGCATGACCATTCCCGCCCGGGCGCCTGGACGTGCCAGCCGTCACCGTTGGTACCGGTTCGGTGACTGGCTGTCCGGTTGCGCCGGAGCGGAACTTTGTCAGATGAGGTACCGCAATTGCGTAGCCGTGGGTTTTCGTAATCGTCTGCAGCGGTTCAGAGAGAGCCTGCCCCCGGAAGCAATCGTATTTGCCTTTAGTGGTAGTGTGATTGCACTTCACGATAAACGGCGACGCGCTCTCGATAACAAAGCGTTGGATGCCGCGCGCAATCCGCTTCAGCGTATTCTCTGCCAGAGACTTTTTGCGGTCGAAAATGCTTGGCGCTGGAATTGACCAGTCGATGCATTCTGCAGCTGTGCGCCATGGTGCCAGTTTGCCAGAAATCACCGCCGGCGATTTCGGATCCCCGTGAGTAGCTGCCGGCCAGACTATCGACTGCCCGTCCCGTCGCATAACCATGAAGAAACGTTTTCGGATAGTTGGCGCGCCGTAGTCGCAGGCGCGCAATTCGCGATAATCGACGTCATAGCCCAGCCCGGTAATCAAACGCATCGCCTGTTCGCTATCCGGCGATAACTCCAAAAATTCGCAGCATTCCAACAACGCAGGGTGATCCGCTGGAACTCCGGATGTCAGCATGCCTACGAACGCCTCGAACGTTTCACCAACGCGGTCCGGATCCGGACGCATTTCCGCCGCCAGTAGTGGACCCCACGTTTTAAACTCTTCGACGTTCTCCAGCATCATTACCCGCGGACCAACATCCAGCGCCCAGCGAAGAACGATCCACGCAAGCCCACGAATCGCTTTTTCAACTGGTTTAGCTCCTTTCGCTTTGGAAAAGTGGCGACAGTCTGGGGAGAACCAGGTCAGGCCAACAGGTTTGCCGCTGGTTGCTGCGCCAGGAGAAACATCGAACACGCTTTCGCAGTAGTGCAAGGTATCCGGATGATTGGTACGGTGCATGGCCACAGCATTTTCATCATGATTAATGGCAATATCGACACTACGCCCAATAGCCATCTCAATCCCGGTAGAAGCGCCGCCGCCTCCGGCAAAGTTATCAACGATAATTTCACGCATGGCTAACCCCCTGCATACTGCTGACCAGTCGGCTGGCAATAGTTATGATTTCGGTACTGGGCGTACGCTCAAGCCACAGCTGATTGATGTGTGCCTTCAGCTTGTTTTGCTGAGACTCGTTAAGATGATTCACGCCTTCGACTCGCTCAAATACCAGGCCGACTTCCAGTGGCCATATCCGGCTTTCGGGTAAGGTCTGTTTGGCAACTGAGAGAGCTTCCCGAACATGGCTGCGGATCAGTCTGCTGTTGAACCAGCTCGCTTTATCCAGGCTGCCAACAATATCGATGAACTCAGTGACCGGGCATGTGTCGATAAACTCTGCATACACCGAATTCATGCGTTCTATGGTTTCTTCACGTGCAGTTGCGGATCCAAAATCAACACCGTTAAGCCAGCCCACCAGCACTTGTTTCGCAGTTTGTTTGATGATCAGGGATTGAGCTGTGGCGATCGTTTCTGATTTAACCGGCGTAAACTCCGGTTTATCCACTGAATCAGCCGCCCAGGTATGACCAAACTTCGACTCGGCAAAGGTGTACTCGGCTTTATCTCCAAAAGCCGCAACCACGCAAGCCCAGGATCGTATGCCGCTTTTCGCGAGGATTTCGTCCTGAAGAAATGGGATTTCAGTTTCAGCTTGCTCTGTCTGAGGCTGATCCATTACTGGAGCTGTTGCCTGTTTACCCACGGCGTACTGGGCCAGGGCCATACTCGCGCGCCCCTTGGCTTCAAGAGCCACACGATCGATATAGCTAAAGCGCTCCCCTCGCCATGACTTATCAAATACAACAATCGCCCCGGCAAAGAAGGCACTGGTCGGCTTCTGCTTATCGTCCGCCGGCTTAAACCAGGTAGGAAGATCGAAACCGATGCGACCGCGGATAAAACAGACATGATCCGCATCTTCTGGCCACCACGTCTCACTCGTCGCTGACTTCACCAGAAAGACATAACGACCGCCATTTTCGCGCTGAGCGGATGCATAACTCATGATGTGGGTCATGCCTGTGATCGCCTGCTTTTCGTGATACTGAGAACGGCTATACGGCGGATTTCCAAATGCCGCGCCGCCGAGTTCTATCAGTCGCCCCGCCCAGTCCTGCGTCAGGGCATTGTCTTCTGCTGAGTACCACGCAGGGCATTTTGCGTTGGTTTCGTCTGCAAAGAGGTCCAGCACCAGCGGGCCATACATAGCGTTAACCCCCCAGAACAACATATCGGGCGTTCTCCACTGGTCGCCCACCTCCTTGAGATAATGGGCAGGGGCAGCACGTAATGCATCCAGAGCATCACAGTATTGGCTTCTGGTGATTGGGAGTACGGCCTCATCCACCAGCATTTCCCCTTCGCTGGTCGTGTTCAGTCGATGCACAGATCACCTCCGCAGTAATTCCCGGCTAACAGACACTCAGTGTGTGATTTCCCCATGCGTGCTTTCCGGAGGCAGGCATTTTTCTGACGAATGTAATACTCAAGAGTTTTCTGGCTGCAGCTTGAGGTACTGAGCTGGTGCCATACAGTAGCGGCCCGGCGATACAGGCTGCGCTCTTCGAGTTTTTTAGCGGCTTTTTCCTGTTCCAGGTTGCCTCTGGACTTAAAGTCGTCCTGTAGGTCATCGCAGCAGGATGCATCATTGATGACTCGATAAATAAAACCGCATGAGGTTGCTTTGGTTTCCAGGCGCCCTTCTGTGTACAGGCGATATACGGCACTTTTCACAGAAACAGGTTTGCATTCAGGAAAGGCGGAAATGATATCGCGCATTTTCTGATCTGGGTTTTTAGCAATGAATTCAAAGGCCATTTGAGTAATGTTCATCCACGAAACCCCTTCGGTATGGTTGTTTGCACTGCACCAATTTGGTTGATATCCCGCTGCTTACTTCTGTCCCAGCATTCCCGTGGCGGTCGCGCTTTGGCATCCCAGCGGATAGCGCTCTGCAGATAGCCTTCGAATTTTTTAGGACCAAAAAGCGTCTCGGGGCGCATGTACTGGTATTGCTCGTCGTTGCCATGCCAGTGCTCATGCTTAACGTCGATAACGAGTTTCAGATCTGGAACCGTATGCCCCTCACGTAGACGTGCCCGAATGTTTTCGAGGGAAGTTTTTGACTTCTGAAACCGGGAGCCACTGACCTGATTCAGATGCATCAGAACTTCGATCGCATGGTCAGTGATTACCACTTCAGGATCCGGCTTATCGTCGGGTTCCGCAGGAGCCCGACAAAAAGGTTTTTTAGATGACGGATCTAATGACGGATCTAATGACGGATCGCCTTCAACCATTGAGGGGTCCCCCCGCAATATTTGAGGGGATGCAGACCCATTATTTGAGGCATCAGAATTTGACCCCTCAAATTTTGAACCCTCAATTTCTGAGGCATCAAATTTTGATTGTTCACGCGGGGTTGCGTAGAAGAGTTTTGCTTCAGCTGCTGCACGTTCCAGCATATCGACGTTGAGTTTGTAGACGTTCGAATTATTCTTGCCGCCTACGCGACGCTCCTGCTTCTTCAGCCACCCTTTCGCCTGAAGTTTTTTAATGGCGCTTCGAACAGTGTTCTCGCTCTTTGCCCCGATCTGTCGCTGAATAGTTGTCACAGCAGGCCACGATATTCCTTCATCGTTGCTGAAGTCAGCCAGGCGGGCCATGACCGCTATTTCAGATATGATCAGGCCTTTGAAAGCACAGGCTTCCCATACCAGACCGTGTAATTTACTGCTCATGGCTGCCCTCTACTTCCCTGAATTTTCGTTGAAACTGATCGAGTGGGCTAAAACACTCGTGCGGATAGCCTTCCCTGAGGTAAATGACACGATTGGTCTCACGTTCCCACCGTATGACTCTGACGGGCTTGCCATAGTGGTCTCTGAACTTTCGGTTAACTTCGCGCATAACGCTTTTACCCTCCGGTTAAAGACCCCCACAATTGCCGTTGCCCGGCTGTGGTTACATGAAACCCATTTACCGCATACCATGCGTTCATACCGAAACAGCGCAGCACCCGTCACCGGACGCATACGTAGTTGCGGTAATCTTAGATTTACGATTAAATTGCTCATGCGGATTATTTCTCCATACACGTTGATTTATCTGCCACGACGCCCGGAGCTGCACACTCGCGGGCGTCACTCTTTTCTGGCTGACAAAAGACACGGAAAAGTAACGTTAAATGCTCCTGCCATTTCGCCATGACCTGGTAACTGTTCTCCTCGATCTGCTCACGTTCGGCCTGGTCAATAACACCGTCAGCAGTGGCTTTGCGTAGATACTGCGAGTGTTTTCCTATCCACTCGATCGACTCCATCAGACGCTGATTAATATCGGCATTGTCAACTTCCTCGATATCGGCCAGTGGCACGAATACCCCGTTCGAATGGCGTGCTATCGCATTGGCAATATGGTTCGAACCACCAGCTCGCTGCAGAACCATTGCCCAGCCGAGTGGGAAAATCTGATCGCCATCGGAACGTAAACGGTTAAACAATGCATTTTCAGTAACGCCCAGCCACTCCGCTGCTTCCACGTAACCACCGTCCAAATCAGTGATCGTTTTTTTTATAGCGGCCACCAGCCATGCCGGCTGCTTATCCACTTTCCATTCAGGTTCATTCATTGGTATTACCTCTGTTGGTGCCGAACGCGTCTTCGGATATTCTGGGTTTTCCACACCTAAGGACCGAAGGAGGTTCTGTATGGCAATTGATTACGCTAAGATCTTCATCTCTCATGTTCGTAATGTTTCCAAAGCCAATAAGTGGTTAACAGAAGGTGAAGCACTCCCTACCTATCGGTCCTGGATCCGTGCTGAGCAGTTGCTGCGCCTTGACGTTGTTCTGATTAAGCACAGAGAGCGCTATTCCGCTCCTTGGGAGCCGCTTTTCGGACGTAATGGAATTACTCATCTTCTTGCGACCCGTTACGGCTGGTCACCTGAGCAAGTGAGGATGCTTTCTTTCGCTGATGTTCTTCTTTCGCTTCAGCAAGATCTGGCAGAAGTGAATATCCCACCGGAAGTACTGGCCCTTCCTGAATACGTTCGCCAGTCTGACGAATTCGAAATTCTCTCCCGAGGTCAATATCGAACTGAATTGCCACCTTGTCAGGAGCATGAATGGGATCATACGATTGCAGAGAGAGACCAAGGCCAGCGTAAGCCACAATAAGTGCTTCAGCAGCTTCCAGCTCATTGACCGTACTACGATGCTCTTCCAGTTTTTCCTGGTGGTATACGAGGTACAAAATGGCATTGGCTTTCCCAATGAGCCAGTCAGCTAAATCACGCCCTTCGAGCCCGCCGGCCCAAACTTGCGGGCTGTCTTTGAACACCTTCAGAGTTACTTCATCATTGCTATGATTTTTGCCTGTTACATTGCCCACGGCTTACCCCTTATCTCTGTGGTTAAACTCGCGACGCTGTATCGCTATTCTTGGAATAAAGAGCCGGGTCAACCTTCAATGAACCGCCAGTGATGGTTTGAATTTCAAATGCTCTTCCCTTAGGAATCACGCTGCCCCAACCGGAAACTGATGCGTGAGAAATGCCCAAGAGTCGGGCCAAATTGCTTACCCCACCAAAGTAAGAAATAACGTCATCTTTATTCATAAAAGCCTCAACAGTAGTTAATAGGAACACATGGATAGTAGGATATCTTACATAGAAAGGTCAAGGACTCCTACACTGATAAATGGTAGGATTACCTACATGAAAATGAATGATCGTATCCGCGCACGACGCAAAGAACTTAAACTTACCCAAGCCGTATTGGGTAAGCTTGTCGGCGTTAACAGGGTTACCGTCACTGGATGGGAGTCGGGTGATTACGCTCCTGGAGGTTCAAACCTTCAGGCGCTTTCTGCTGCACTAAAATGTAGCCCTAAATGGCTTATTGATGGCATTGGTGAGCCTGATAATGAGGAACCGAGCTTTCGCCCCACTGAAAAATTCGGAGTTAAAGAAATTCCAGTATTGTCATGGGTTCAGGCAGGAGAATGGACAGAATCAGGTTCTCCTATGACACGTAACGATATCTCCGACTGGATTTTTACAACTGCAAATCTTTCTGATGAAGGTTTTGCTTTACGCGTTCGCGGCGATTCAATGACAAATCCGAATGGTGCGCCAAGCATACCGGAAGGCTCAATCGTGATCGTAGATCCCGACTTTGGAAGTCCTTACGAAGTAAACGGAAAAATTGTTGTGGCTCAGATAGATGGCTCCACTGAGGCAACACTCAAGAAATTTGTTATTGATGGACCAATGAAATATTTAGTTCCGTTAAACCCCAATTACAGAGTGCTTGAGGTTAACGGGAACTGCCGTATCGTTGGGGTTGTTAAACAAGTAGTCACTGACCTCTAGTAAACTTCTATGCCCAACCTAAACCGCGTCCTGCGGTTTTTTTACGCCCCTAAATGTAAGATTTCCTACTTTTAATGTTGACAGCAAAAGGTAAGATACCCTACATTAAATTTATCAACAGCGAACAGGCAGGACGCCCACGAAGTAGCCGCCCGGGGCATACGAAGACCGGGATGATTCGCAGGTATGAAAAAAGCGCCCATCGGACGCTTTGCTCTTTAACAATCTGGATATTCCCATAACTCAACGAGGCCTTGGATTCGGCCTTGGTTTAGGCGGAATTTGGCTGTCTGGTCTTGGACCCTCGTAGACATGTTCATTTTTATCACTCATACCGTTTCCTTCTTTTTATTTTCCAGGTTGAGGTGGTCTTGGTCTGGGTGGAACGTGAAATGGTTCAATGGGTCTACTCATCTTTGGCTTTTTCCTCTTTTCTTTCGATTGGGTAACCGCCAGCGAACCAGGACAACATAGCTTCCAGTCGAGTCATGCTTTTCTCTATTTCGAGATCGTAGTAAAGGCATGCAACGACATAAGCCGGATGTTCCAGTGTTCTCCAGGGATTGCTGTCAGCATTCTGAACGGAAATAAGTCGATCTTGTAGCTCTTTGTCGGTTAACGCCGGAGCTTCAATCAGCATTTTTTTGTACTGCTTCATTTGCTCTTTCGATATACCAGCTTCTTCACCAAAACGATATACAAGCTGGAGAACAGACAACACAGCGACTCCAACACCAAAAACAAAATAGTTGCTAAAAGGAGCGAATACAGAAAAACCCAAGACGATCAACGTTAGCGTTATTAACTTGTCAATTCTAGTAAGGAGTGTGTAGTTCATTCTCTCTAAAATAAACGAGTAATAAATAATAAAATTAAGGTCGTCTCTGTTCATTTATTCATTTCCTATTTTTTAGCCCCCCTTCTTTGGTGGACTAGGCGGCTTTTGTTTTGGTGGCAAATGAGGCTTTTGTGGCATTTGCTTCGGTGGTAAGTGCTTTTCTTTATGACCGTTAGACATAGACACTCGTCCTTTTGTTGTTGGGGATATCCAGATTACCCGAATCCTTGTTGTTGGGGAATAACCAGGATCCACCTCGCCTGATGTGGATAAAAGCAGGCACACAACATGAAAGCGCATTCCATCTTCATCCGTCGTGGGGACTGGTTTGTAACTGAAGGAGTGCGCTTCCAGTTGTGAACGGCAATATTCGCAACCGCTGTATGGCACATGCAGCGTTAGCCGCCAGAGAGTTACCTTTATCCATGCGCTCTCAGGAATTCCGGAAGAATGTGCAAGCTAAGTGTTTCAGGCACGACGTGCGCCCCACCAGCGCGGCGAAAAGGTGTGACGCCCGGGAAGAGCCCGGGACACAACAGGAAAGAGCACTGAAGATGCCAGGAAACGCCCTACCGCTAGGCAGACAGACGGATTATCCCGTAAGGGGTAGCGGCAGTGTTCTTACCGTTGTGGATGTAGCTCAATTGGTTAGAGTGCCTCCAGATGGAGGAGTTGAGCACTGCGCAAGGATCATAACCTAGCGTATCTCATGCGGCTGGCCAGACGTTATCCGGGTTCGAGTCCCGGCGCCACAACCCCATCACGTAGCCAGCGTGGTAACCCGTAGTACCTGTAACGAAAGCTGTGTGAAGTTTTGGCGGTGCCAGTTTCCCTTTGTTTCTGGTACCGCCCTTTTTACACAAGACACAAGAGCATCACCGGGCGACGGGCTCATAACCCAATCCACCCGGGCGGATTGCAGCCGCAGGTGCTCTTGTGTGTTGTGTATGGAGAAAGCTCCGGCGGTGGCAGCCGCCTTTTCTGAGGATAAAACCATGAGTAATGATCGCATGACAGTCGTGCCCGATTTTCTGGGCGAACTTGACGCCGGCGTATTCATGAACAAGATAGCGGCGGCTCTCAATACCACCGCACTCGGCGTTCTGAACAACGGCAACAAAGGCAAGGTAGTTCTCACATTTGATTTTGAGCGTATGGGCAACTCTGTCGAAGAGAAGCGCGTCAAGATCAAACACCGCCTGAATTACAGCACCCCTACCCCACGCGGCAAAGCGTCCGAAGAGGACACCACCGAAACACCAATGTGGGTCAACAAAGGCGGGAAGCTCACGATCCTGCAGGAAGATCAGGGCAACCTGTTTAACCTCGCTGGCGATCCTGATGGAAAGCTACGGGCAGCTAAATAAGCTGCGACCGACCTTCTCTTTAACCGTAAATCTTTAAGGAAAACCTATGTCACAATTAAACGGTAATGCTATCGAGAAAATTCAGGAACTGACTCTTGCCGCGGTCCACACTCAGGAGCTGAAAGTTACCCATTGTCCTACGGTTATGTTGCCATCTGGGTACGGTATTGAAAGCCTTGAGCGCTTTAACCTCAACCGCTTCCGCTTCCGTGGTGCCCTGGAAACAACCAGCATTACCGATTTCGTTCGTTATTCAGTTGGCTATGCCGTTACTGATACCCCAGCCCGTTGTTTCATCGACGCAGAGAGTATGTCAGCCCGTGCTGTGTTTAACATCGGTTCCTTGGACGAACCCGGACATGCAGACAACGTAGCGTCTATCCGCCTCAAAAAAACAGCACCTTTCCGGGCGTTGCTCGCAATCAATGGCGATCGCCTGAGCCAGAAACAAATTGCCGAATGGCTCGAAGACTGGAGCGATTTCTTGCTCGCTTTCGATGCTGAAGGGACAACCATGGATATCTCCAAAGCGGCACAGGCTGTTCGTCGTGTGACTATCCAGCAGACTAATCAGGCCGACCACGAAGATAGTGATTTCGCCGGTAAAAAATCTCTGATGCAAAGTGTTGAAGCGAGCAGCAAAGATGTAATGCCGGTCGCATTCGAATTTAAGTGCATCCCTTACGAAGGCCTCGGCGAACGCCGATTTAGTCTTCGTAATAGCCTTCTTAAAAGTGGCGAACCAGTATTTGTGCTGCGGATCGTTCAACTCGAAGCACAGGAAGAAGAAATGGCTAACGAATTCCGCGATTTGTTGGTCGCTCAGTTCAATAACAAGCCGGTAGATACCTTTATCGGTAATTTCAAGGCCTGATGGATCCAGCATGATGGCTCAGTCTTTAATCCCCGCAGCGGCGGGGATAGCCACCAGCTTTGACTAAGTTGGCAGATGGAAACATCACAATAACGCCATAACAAAAAACCCCGCCAAAGGCGAGGTTCTTAAATTGGTGCGGGCATGAGCTACTCATCTCATCGAAGAGTATGGTTCGGATGGCAGAAACTAGTCTCAAATTCAGCTTTGCATCAGGTTTGCAGCCCGCAGCGCACACCCGCAAGTTACTAATACAAAGATTTCAGTGAAAACAGTTGCAGTCATAGCGGTTTCTCCTAATGCGATAAACGGATAGATAGTCACAATATCGGCTACCAACGCTAATGCAGCTACTGAAATAGAGAGCAAATTCACGCCAAACAACCAGAGTTGATTTGGAATGATCCGTGCGCGGATTATACCGCATTCACAAATAAACGCAACAAGCAAGGCGATATTTGGTTTATGGAGAAAAAATGAGATTTATACAAACCATTTCAGGCAAACATTTTAATTATCTCGATATCCAGCAAGACGCGATCGAGATCGAGGATATTGCCACCGCCCTCTCGCATATCTGCCGATTTGCTGGCCACCTGCCAGAGTTCTACAGCGTTGGACAGCACAGCGTTTTATCCAGCCGGCTCGTACCACAGGAGTTCGCACTTGAGGCACTTCTCCACGATGCTGCCGAGGCTTACCTGCAGGATATTCCGGCTCCGCTTAAGCACCTCTTACCTGACTATCGCGCAATGGAGATTCGGGTTGATGCTGCAATACGTCAGAAATTCGGGCTGCCGGCTGAGCAGCACCCGACCGTTAAATATGCCGACCTGGTGATGTTGGCCAGCGAACGTCGCGACTTTGAGATCGACGACGGCACTGTCTGGCCCATGCTCGAAGGCATTATTCCGACGGATCAATTCGTTATTAATCCGGTTCGCCCAGGCCAGGCCTATGGGATGTTCATGAACCGCTTCCACCAGTTGATGGAGCGGCGCTAATGGCACATATGAAAGTTAAAGAACTGGTCGCTGCAGCTTACGCTGCCGCACCCGATCTTCCACCGGAAAAAGCAGAGTTAATGCGCAATATCGCTTCACGGCTGGATGTAACATTCATCGCCCTTACCGAAGCAATGGACCAAAACACAGCGCAGGCTGCAGTGCTGGCAGGTCCGAATGGGGTTAAAAACCATGGCTAAAAACTCGATCGACGTGTACGGCGCCAGCGGCAAAACCAACGCCCTTTCGTTCGAACCGGAAAAGCTTCATCTGGTCACCGATAAGACCCACCCTCTCTACGATGAGCGGGTCCACCTTCCTATCGACGAAGGGATGGTTCTGAACATCAAGGAGCTGGGTGTACTGGAGCCGATTATCGTCTGGAAAGACTCTGAAACGGGACTCACCTGCGTAGTTGTAGGCCGTCAGCGAGTAAAACATACCCTGGAGGCAAATAAGCTTCTTTTGAAAGAGGGTAAATCCCCACTGCTTGTTCCTGGGGTCGTTAAGCGCGGATCAGCAAATCAGATGGCTAAATACATGGTCAGCGAAAACGAAATTCGCCGACCTGATACACCGCTTGGCCGGGCTAAAAAAATGTCAGACGCGCTCGACCGTGGGCTCGATGAGGACGACATTGCAGTGTTGTTTGGCTGCAGCGTTCAGACCGTTCGTGCAACGCTCTCCCTCCTCGAGGCTACCCAGGCCGTCCGGGAAGCGGTAGAGGCTGGCACAATCACCGTTACCCAGGCGCGTCAGTTGGCATCGCTTAAACCCGAAGAGCAACGGGAGAAGGTCAAGCAGATCGAGACAGCGACCGCCGGCACCACGGGCCATGAAAAAGCCCGGCGACAGCGCCAGGTTCTTGGTGAAGCAAAGCCGCGTATCAAATCACGCAAGGAAATTACAAAAGCACTCGGAGATGCCAGCGGCGAATATGCCGAGGCTCTGCGCTGGGTGCTTGGGGAGGCGATATGAATATTGATCCTGACAATTACAGCAAATACACCCTCCGTCGGTTCACCGCCTTGTTCGATGTGATCTGCTGGGTGCTGATTGCCGTAGTAACCGTTGGTATCTGCATGTTTATTGAATGGTGGACAGGATGAGCAACGTAACCAAACCAACCAGCAAGGGTAAATTTGATGGGGCAGTTGATTACCTCTGCTCCGATGAGGCTCGTTTTCTGGTTATGCGGGGCGACTATAGCGAAGCAGATATTATCCAAGCGTCTGTATCCCAAGATGTGATTGATGCTGAAGGCGCAGAGGATTTTGCTTCCAGCGCTCGCTATTACCAGTGCTGGTACAAAGTAAGTCCAATTGGTGGGCAGGAAGGTTATTCAGGCTGGCATCCTCCTCGTGATACGCCTTGTCGCGGTGCGTATTTCGCATCTGTTCTGCAGTGGGATTAAGGAGAGTGCAGCATGATTGATATCACCGAACTGACAGGCGTCACCAAGCACGCAAATCAGCATCGTCTCTCAAGATTAATCATCGAAGCACCTAACGATGAATTGCGCCAATTGGCTGTTGAAGTTGAGCAATACACTGATCAACTCATTGAGGCGCTGGAGAAGGCGCAGCAGCGTAACGCCAAGCTGGAGTCTTCTGGTGCCGCTCCCGGCATATTGCGCTGCACTGAGTGCTCGTTCGTTCAGACGAAAAACATCATCAGCGTTACAGCAGACACAATTACAACTGTCGAAATCGAACCGGAGCCATGCCCAAATGGTTGTGGGCAGCTTCAGCCCGTCACCTGGAAAGCGCTGGCCATCCAACTCATGTTCACTACTAAACAGGGTCTTTCGGATTTGCTGGAAGCTAAGAAGCGCATCGAGGAACTCGAATCTGATCTGTCTGAATGGACAGACTGCAAGCACGATGGTGCTACCTACTACGACATGAGCGGCCAAGAGCGCTGCGGAAGATGTGGGGCGGATATATGACCAGCAAATTAAAGCGTCGTCGCTGGCGGCGCATGCGCGATGATTTAGCCTGGTATAAGGCGGAGGCAAAAGACCTACATTCGCGGTTAATGGAACTGGCCGATGAGGTGTCAACACTTCGCCACCATGTCCTGGCCGTTCCTATGCCAGTGTTGGTTCCAGTTCAAACTTACGTAGCAATTACAGGAGAGGCAGACCACGCGCTATGTAAAAAATGTAATGACGGCATTCGTGGAGGATGCTCATCTTGTACGTATCGTAGAAGTTAAGCCGGTTGCAGCCGGTATATGGAGAAGAAATGTCACGTATGGTCTCTTTACTCGAATGGGCGAAAGATGAATTCGGTAGTGAAGCCCCTAGCGAGCGAGTATTAAAAAAATACGCTAAAGGCCAGATGATAGCACCACCACCGATGAGAGTCGGGCGGCGCTGGATGGTTGATAAAGAAGCTCGTTTTATAGGTGTAGTTGCTGAACCTCAACTTCCAATACATGTTAACCCAAAACTGAGACGGATAATTAGCGATGGCAGCTAGACCGCGTACCCATAAAATCACTATTCCAAACCTATATTGCAAACTTGATAAACGTACCGGAAAGGTTTACTGGCAATACAAACACCCTATCTCTGGTCGTTTTCATAGCCTCGGCACGGACGAAGCTGAAGCAAAGCAGGTGGCAAGTGAAGCAAATACGATTATTGCAGAGCAGCGCACCAGGCAGATCCTTGGTATTAACGAGCGTCTGGCTCGCATGAAAGGAAACCGCACGGATATTACAGTTTCTTCATGGCTCGACAAATATGAATTGGTGCAGGAGGAAAGATTGAAACACAACGAGCTACGTCCAAACTCTTTTCGACAGAAAGCTAAACCAATCCGTCTTTTTCGTGAACATTGTGGTATGCAATATCTAAAAGATATAACAGCACTTGATATTTCCGAAATAACAGATGCTGTTAAGGCAGAGGGTCATAACAGGATGGCTCAAGTTGTACGCATGGTACTAATAGATGTTTTTAAAGAGGCTCAACATGCTGGTCACGTTCCACCAGGATACAACCCTGCCCAAGCAACGAAACAGCCACGAAATAAGATAAGCAGACAAAGGCTATCTCTGGAGGAATGGGAGGCTATTTATACATCTGCCGAACAACAACAACCTTATTTGCAATGTGGAATGTTGCTTGCCATTGTAACAGGGCAACGCCTTGGAGATATTTGCAATATGAGGTTTTCGGATGTATGGGATGATATGCTGCATATTGAGCAGGAGAAAACAGGAACTCGTTTAGCCATTCCCCTTTCTCTCAGAAATGAAGCGTTAAATATTACTCTGAGTGATGTTATTTCAAAATGTAGAGATGCTGTGGTGAGTAAATACCTTGTTCATTTTCGCCATAGCACCTCACAGGCTAGTCGTGGTGACCAAGTGTCAGCCAAAACACTTACTTCAACGTTCAAGAAAGCACGGGATAAAAGCGGTCTCACATGGGAAGAGGGAACAGCACCGACTTTCCATGAACAGAGATCTCTTTCCGAGCGCTTGTATCGTGAGCAAGGGATAGACACCCAGAAACTATTGGGCCACAAAACAATGAAAATGACTGACAGATACAATGATGATCGCGGTAAAGAGTGGATCGTTGTTGGTAAAAAAGCAGTATGA